AAGCCCGAGCCGAGCGCGAGCAGGCCACGGGCGCCCCTCACCGGATGTCTCACCCGGTGGGGGGCAAGTGGAGAGAGAGCATGAGCATCAAGGCACTGGACCGGTCGGCGCTGGACGACATGCGTGCTGACTACGATTTCGCGTATGTCTTTGGTGAGAGCAACGACGGGAACACGCCCCCGATTGGCTTCACCCGCGCCGACGTGATGGAGTTGTATGCCATCGAGTATGGCGAGAACGACGGGGCCGAGTGGTGGTGCACGGGCCGCCTCGTCAATGGGGACTACTTCGCAGCTTCGGGCGGATGTGACTACACCGGTTGGGACTGTCAGGCCGGCAATGGTGGGGAGACGTGGGCCACGCTGGAGGACTTCGTTGCCGGGATGGGTGACGAACTGCGCAGCAAGTTGGGGCTTGGCCTCGATGGTCTCGGTTCGACGGTCACCACCATCGGAGGCATCGCCACCACGCCCGAGCCCCCGCCCACGACGGGCACCGGCCGCCCCATCTGGGAGTTGGTCGTCGAGGACATGAAGGCCCGGGACGAGTTCGGGCGCGAGAAGTACGGCACCGCCCTCAAGGCTGGCGATGGGCGCCGGTCGCTGGTGGACGCCTATCAGGAAGCGCTGGACCTGTGCGTGTACCTGCGCAAGGCCATCGAGGAGGGAGCATGAGCACCGAGACCAAGGCCGAGCGGATGGCTCGGGTGGCGCAAGAGTTCCTGTGCGCCAAGGGGTTCGGCTACGTCTTCGACGATGGGCCCGGACCTGTTGATGAAGATCTCATCGCCGCCATGCAGGCCGCGCTCGACGCGGAAGAGCCGGGGGAGTGCCCGCCGACTCACATTCCCGTTGAATTGCTCGTGGGCGCGTACCTCACCCCTGAATGCAATGGGGGCGTTGCCGTCCGCGAGATCTGGTCTGCGGATGACGCACTGGATCGCAAGTGGGCTGAGGTGGACCTGCGCGCCTATCTCGCGAAGCGGGGGGCTGTCTCGATGGGCAAGGCTACTGTCTGGCTTCTCAAGCCCGCGCCCGTCGCCGATCTCGGGGTCGTCGTTGCTGGGGAGGTGTCCTGATGTTCACCAACGCGGACAGGAACTGGCTGATCGGCGGGGTCGTCTTCATGGTGGTCATCTGCAACGGCTTCGGTCGCTACTACGCCCACCGAGAGATCATCGCCACCACCTGCGCCGATGGCGGGTACGTCGAGAGCGGGGGGCTGTACTGCTACGAGGCGGATGGGTCGGCTGAGAGGGTCACGTGGTAGCCCGCGTGCTCCCCAACGGTACGCGTGTCGAGACGTGGGAAGCTCGCTGTGCGTGTGGCTTTCTGTCTGGGCTGGCGCGTATCACTCGGCAGGACAGGAGTGGGGTCATGCTCTCTGGTGCGGGCTGCATGTCGCGCAGGGGCCCCAAGGAGCGTGACGCTTGGGTCGCTGAGCGACTGAAGAGAGGCGACGATGGCTGACCTGAGCAAGCCAGCGAGAGAAGACGGGCTAAGGTAGGGCATTGGTGCCCGCATTGGTGCGTCAGCATCGATGAAAGGTGACCAGCGACCCAAGCGTCGGGCTAAGGTGGCAGCATGGCCGGAAAGGAAGACCCGAAGCTTACGGCAGCCTTTGACGAGGTCATGGCCGGGCGCCTGAACAACCAGAAGGCCGCTGAGAAGTACGGCTGCAACGTGCGCAGCCTGGCGAACAAGGTTCGCCGTGCCATGAAGGCTGGGCGACATGTGCAGCCGCCCGCTCGTGGGGCGCAAGTGCTGGGCATGGACGGCAAGGCGGTCAGCACCGGGAATGGTCGGGTGGCGGTCAAGTCCGAGAGCCTGGACGACACCAGCAAGCGCCTCATCCGCCAGGCCGTCGAGAGGAACCTGCAGATCGCCGCATACACGGACCTCGAGGTAAACGGCAGGCTTCCCGACGGAGCTCTAACGAACGCCGACCCCAAGCGGGCCAAGGCTGCCGCGCTGGTCGTGGGCATCCTCACGGACAAGTGCCCCGGCATCCTCGGCATTGACAAGAACACGGACGGAGCGAGCGAGATGCCCGACCTGACCACCGCTCAGGGCGTGGCCGAGGCTGAGGCGATGTTCGAGGAGCTGCCGGCCGACATCAAGAAGGCGCTCGTCAAGATCGCCTGAATCCCAGGAGCAACCATGAGCCACCCCCGAGCGCTCACATCAACCGAGATTGAGATCAGCGCCTTGGTCGAGTTCGTCAACGATGATGTCCTCGACCAGAAGTACGCCCTCCAGATGATCGGCATAGACCCTATCGGCCTCCTCCTCGGCGCCGACCCTTGGCAGGTGCTGGGCAATCCCGCTGAGTACATGGGGCTGAGGGTCACGCTCTCAGGCGAGCGTCAGGGCATCCGCGTCCAAGGGAGCCTCGAGCAGGAGGCCCATCGCGCATGGGGGCTGGTCCGTGAGCTGGATGAGACTTCGCCGGGCTGGCGTGCGAACCCTCGGGCGTGGCGGGTCAAGCCTGGGGTCCGTGATGAGTACGCCGAGTGAACCAGCAGGACGCTCTCCGCGCGGCCCTCGCCCTCGCTAAGAATCCGCTCTGGGTCTACCAGCGGGCGAAGCTGGCGCCCTTTCAGGCTGACTTCCACGAGAGCCAAGACCGTAAGCGGATCCTCCTCGCGGCGAACAAGCTCGGCAAGTCCTACGCGGGAGCCGCAGAGGCGTGGTGGTATCTGCAAGGCTGGCACCCATGGCGCACCGTCCCGCCTCGTTGCTCCCTGGGCTGGCTCCTCTGTCAGGACCACACCACCGGCTGGCCTTCGATCTCGCGATGCCTGCGAGAGCTCGAGCCGCCTGGGGCGCTCCACGTCGAGTGCAAGTACATCGAGGGCATCGGCTACCAGTACAAGGGGCGCAAGACCCTGATGACCCCATGGGGCTCGGCGCTGGAGTGCAAGTCCTGCAAGCAGGATCTGATGGCGCTCGAGGGGCCGCGGGTTCATTGGGCGTGGGTCGACGAACCGCCGAAGCAGGGACACTTCCAGGCGCTACGAGCTCGGCTCACCTTCGACATGGGCGACCTCTGGATGACGCTTACCCCTGTCAACCGCCCGACTGAATGGCTGCGCGCCATCGTCGAGGGGGACGAGGAAGAGGGAAAGCCCCCGCTCGAGGATGACTGGCACGTCCAGCATGTAGAACTCAGCATCCTCAACGCGCCCCACCGCAGCCCGGCCAGCATCGAAGCCCAGATTGCCGAGACAGACGAGTGGGAGCGGCCCCAGCGCATCTACGCGAAGTGGGAGGGACTTGCCCAGGGACGACGGCTGTCGCGCTTCTCGCCCCGCCTGCTCATCGACGACGAGACGGTGGCCAGCCTGCCGATCAACAAGGGCGACCTCGTCCGGGTGGGCATCGACCACGGGCAGGGAGTCGGCAAGCAGGTGGTCAGCATCGTGGCCCGCATCAACGGCCGGTTCTATCTGCTGTGGCAGTGGGCAGCGACGGAGGCGGGCGTAGGGGCGAAGGAGACCGCTCAGGCGGTGCTCGATGGTCTCGCCTCGTGGGACTGGACGATCCACCACGTGGACCGCATCTTCGGCGACATCAACACCGCGGGCCTGGGCGTGCGTGGGGCCATCCAGTTCAACCAGTTGGTGGAGTACGAGCTGGCGCAGCTGCTCGGCGTCTCTCAGTCCCCCAAGCGCGTCGAGAGCCCCCACAAGGGTGGCGGCAGTGTCCGGGCAGGGGAGAGCGCTATCAACGCGCTGATGGGCGACGAGCGCTGGCTGGTCCACGAGGAGTGCCTGCCCTTCATCCGCTCGGCTCGGTACTACACCGGGACCGAGGAGGACCTGAAAGACCCGCTCGACTCGGCGCGGTACGCCGTGCTGGACCTGTTGCTGGACCCGAGGCTGCTCACGCGGGACGAGATCCCGATGCTTGTGCTGTAGACCATGGGGGTTTCTGGCCCCTTTTCCCCTATGGTCCGAACCCATCGGCCCGGGTATTGTGGCGGTGCGTTGGCTACCTCCACGCAACCCCGCCGCCCGATGGAATGTCCCCTCTCCATCGGGCGGCCTTCGTTGGGGCGATTGAACTTACGGGGGGCGTGCCCTGTCCTCCCCTGTCCTCCCCTGTCCTCCCCTGCCTGACAACGAGTCAACAGGCTTGACGATTTAGGTTACACTCCGCGCGTGAGTGACTTCCGCAAGCTGCGCCCGACGCCTGACGACGAGGCTCTCCAGGAGATCTGGGAGCACGTCACCATGCGTGTCGCCGTCCTCACGGGCAACTGGACCGAGTACGCAGACACCCGGCTTGCGGCCTTCTTCGCGCCCGAGGTGCTGGAGTTCCTGCCGCCCGCTGAGGTCTCGCACAACCCCGCGCTGACCATCAACCTGCAGCTCTCGACGCTCTACGACGAGGCTCCGGTGGTCGAAGCTGAGGGCACGCCGGACGAGGATCTGGAAGCCCTGACGCCTCCCGAGATGTGGGCGCAGGCCCAGGAACTTCTCCAGTTGGTGGTGGGCACCAATGATGTGATGGTGCTGTCTGGCTACACCGAGGGCCGCGGGCTGTGGCACAAGGTGGTTCCGCTCAACTGCGTGGAGATGGAGTCCAACCCGGACATGCCCGACCAGCCCAATCAGGTGAGGCATCTGGAGGCCAGCGTCCGCCCCGGGACCAGCCCTCCACAGCGTGAGTGGACGTGGACGACCTACGACCTGCGCGACCCTGCCAAGCCGGTCTTCAAGGTCGAGGTACAGGGCGAGGGCCAGAACAGCGACGACGCTCTGGAAGACGTCACCGAGATCTACGCCCCCGGGCTGGAGGGTCGGTTCCTGTACGTGGACGCGTCTGGCGCTCCGATCTGGCCCTGGACTGCGTACCACCGTCGGGTCAGCAACGCACTCATGCGCCCGTGGGCTGGCAGCGAGGTCTTCAACGGCACACTGACCGGGGCCGCGCTCAAGACGTACTGGGTGGCTGGCGTTCGCGACGGTGCCCACCCTCAGCGGTACACCATCGACGCCGAGCCGGTGTTGGCCGGAAACACGTCGATTACCGACGGCCAGAAGAAGGGCGTGAGCGTCGTCCGCATGAACCAGATGGGCATCGTGCAGTTTCGCTCTTCGGGCGCGGACAAGAGCGGGTCTGCCAGTCAGTTCGCGCCAGCCATGGACCCCAAGACGGCCGGCGAGGCGATCGCCGCCTACTCGGCCGAGCTCGCGGTCTACGCAGGGGTCGCACCGCAAGACATCTCCATTGGTGGCGGGTCCACCGGGATGAGCGGTTACGCCATCGCCCTGAGCAGGGACGGACAGCGCAAGGCGCGCAAGGCCCTCGAGGTCCCGATGATGCGCTCGGACAAGATGCGGCTGGCCACGTCTGCCAAACTGCTGAACGCCCTGACCGGGACGACCCTGCCCGAGGACCCGGACGACTACCGCATCCGGTACGCGGGCCTGGACCTGAGCCTGGACGAGATCAAGGCGTCCCTCGAGGAGGCTTCTGTTCTCCGTGAGCAGGGCGTTCTCGGCCAGGTGGACCAGTTCCTCCGCTTCAACTCGGACATGACCCGAGAAGAGGCCATCGCTCGCATCGTAGAGAACGCGATGGAGGAGGCGCATATCCAGCGGCTGATCGAGGGCATCATGCCCGCCGCTCCCGTGCCGCCTGTTGAGACCCCCGACGGCGATGACGCCGAATCCCAGGAGTAACCCCCATGTCTGACGAGACCCCTCCCGTCACCCCGCCTGCTGTCCAGCCCTCCGCCGCTCCCGCTGCCCCGGCCTCGCCCAAGCTTCCCGAGCACACCACCTCGGCGACCTTCGAGCCTACGCAGGCACCCGAAGGCTGGAACCAGTCCGCGTGGGAGCGCTACCAGCGGACCCGCTTCGACAACAAGCAGCTTCGCGCCCAGGTCGAGCAGGTCAGTCAGGGCACGAGCGCTCATCAGCAGGCCATCGCCGCTGCTCAGGCTGAGGCTGCCAAGTTCAAGGCCGCTTCCGAGAAGGCCACGGCTGACCTCCAGGCCCAGGGCAAGCGCCACGCTCAGGACCTCGTGCTCCAGGGTGTCGGCGGCAACTTCGGCCACGACTCGGTGAAGCGCCTCGCTCGCAGCGAGTACGACGCCTACGCCTCGAGCACCACCGAGCCCACGGACTTCGGGACGTGGTTGACCAGCGATGCCGTGAAGGCTGACCCGCTGCTGGGGGTTCACTTCCCCAAGGCCACGACCGCTCCTGATGATGACGACCTCGACGAGGGGACGGACGACATCGACGGATCTGGCTTGCGACTCGTGGACGCCTCCGGCAAGGTCATCGGCACGCTCGGGCAGGGCGGCACGCTGCACACCGGTACGGCTCCCCCTCCCGGCAAGAGCGGTGCGAAGTGGACGAACCAGAAGATCCAGCGGCTCAAGGCCCAGGGCAAGTGGCGGGCCGGCGCGTTCCGTGGCGGCAAGCCCGTCGGTGGCTCGGCCCACTGGCAGCAGTTCATGTTGGACGGCGGCAAGATCGAGGGCTGACACCTCGTCCTGTTGACGACACATTGTCAACTGTGCTAAGCAATCAGCAAGGCCCCGCGTCCCCGCGCGTGAAAAACCGGGTGTAGGTCAAGGCAATCAACCTTCCCACACTCGGAGTCCATCGTGGCGAACGAAGTTACCCACGCCCTACTGCAGACGAACGGCGGCCAGTCCGCGTCTGTCATGACGGACATGCTGATCGCTCAGCTGTTCGACCCCACCGACCTGCGTCAGCTGATGCGGTTCGACGACCTGGACGGCATCACCGGTTCCGACACCGGTCGCATCACCCAGGACGCTGTGCCCCAGCCCGCCGCCGCCGCTACCAGCGAGACGGTCGGTGGTCAGACCAACACGGCCTACACGACCAGCGAGTACAGCCACACCTGGGCCCGCTACGTCCTGCAGTACCAGCTGACCGACCTCCTGAGCATCAACGGCGGCCCCGTCGAGATGCAGCAGGTCATCGACAACATGAACCAGTCGATCGGCCTCACCCTGACCGATCTGCTGTGCGCGCTGTTCCCGGCCCTGGCCAACGATGTTGGCCCTGGCACCGGCAACGACCTGACCGTGGACGACATCTACAGCGCTCAGTTCCAGCTGAACAGCCAGTCGGTGCCCGGCAGTTACGCCTGCGTCCTGGCTCCCGTGCAGATCAACGACTTCCAGACCAGCCTCCGCAGCGAGACCGGTGCTCAGCAGTTCGTGCCCGCGACGGCCGACATGCTGGCCCTCAGTGGTCCCGGCTTCAAGGGCTCCTGGAACGGCATCAACTTCTTCCAGTCGGACAGCGTTGGCCTCGTCAACTCGTCTGCCGACCGGTCGGGCGCGATGTTCGGCATGGGCTGCTTCGCCTACACGCTGCGCTCCTGGCGTCGTCTCCTGCAGGGTCAGTTGGCCCCGTCCGAGATCCTCGCGGACTTCGGTATCGGCTTCGTCGAGCGCGACCGTGACGCGACCAACGCCATGACCAGCGCGATCCTGAACCTCTACCCTTCGGTGGTCGAGGCTGAGGACCTGCGCGGCGTCGAGATCATCAGCGACGCGTGATTCGCTGACGGGGTGCTCGGGCTGTCATGGCTCGGGCACCCTCTCCCTTCACGCAATCCAGGAGCAACCCTCATGTCCGTGACCCGGCTCACTCAGCCCAAGAAGCGAAACCGCGACAACACCCAGGCTTCGGGCCTGCCTGTTGGCGGACGCGTCAACCGTCCTGCTCACCCCTACGTGTACATCCACTACGCGCAGTCGTGGTCCTGGGTCGGACTCTCGGACGAGAAGGGGGAGCGCTTCGGCTGGCTCCCTCGCCCCAAGCGCATCGTCGGCCAGCCTGGCTGCAACGGGGTCCTGGACCCTCACGGCGGCGAAGTGACGATGGAGCACATGATGCCGGCGCTCAACCGGCACACCAGCAAGGGCGCCAAGATCATCCACCCCACGGACCAGGCTCTCGGCCCGTACCTCCACTATGACGAGTTCTACGACACGCAGAACGGTGGCAAGTGGTTCATCGAGCCCGGCCAGGAAGCGGTGGTTCTCCCCACGAAGGAGATCCTCTGGAACAGCGACGACGTGATCCCCGCGGTCATGAAGTTCCGTCGCCACCTCCGCGACTCCGGGCTGGCGCTCCCCTTCATGCGGGAGTTCTACCTCAAGCAGATGGCCCTCGAGCGGCAGAAGCTTGACCGCCTCTACGGCGTCGCCGGCAAGAACCCCGGCCTACAGCACCGCGTGGACGACCAGGAAGCGCGGATCAAGATGATGGACGAGGACTACAAGGTCTACACCGCCATGGTGACCGAGAAGACCGCCCCCGTCGTCCCCAAGAAGCGCGCCACGCGCCGCAAGGCCCCGGCAACCACGGAGACCCCCGATGCCTGAGACCAAGCCCAAGCGCCCACGCGCCCCCCGCAAGAGCCGAGCGAAGAAGGCTCCCGCTCCCGTCGTGGAGCCGGTGGTCGAGGCTGCTCCGGTCGATGAGACGCCTGTGGTCGAGATGATTCCGCCCACACGTGCCGAGCTCAAGGCCATGATCGCTCGCGGCCGGAAGGCCACGCTGTCCGCAATGAACGAGGCCGAGGAAGCCGTCCGCGCCGGGAACTACGACCTCGCCGGATCGCTGCTGCTCGCTGGTGTGCGGTCCGCGGACGTGGCAGCCATTGCCAGCCGGGAGCTCAAGTGAGCACCGACACCAAGAAGACCGCCGCCGCCAAGCGCCGCGCCGCCGCCCTCGAGAAGGACAGGCGGGCCAAGATGAACGCCGTCCACGAGAAGCTGGGCGCTGCCCTGCGCCGTCAGGACACGGCCGCGGCTGCTGCCCTGTTCGCCGAGGGGGCTGCGCTGTGAGCATGTTCGAGACCGCCGAGGAGCGTGCTGACAGTCGCTTCCGCTCGGATGCGGCCTCGGACCCGTTCGCACACATCGCCCTGCCTGATGGCCTCCGAGGCTCCGCGCCCGGCACCGTGGACATGGACCGCCGCCCTGACGGTGGAGAGGTCCCCGGCATGCGGGCTACGATGGATCGCTTCACCAAGCAGCTCATCGACAACGGCAACGACCCCTCAACGTCTCGACGGATCGCACGAGAGCAGGCACACCGCATGGAGCGCCGCCTCGGACGACCCAAGAGGAGCACTTGATGCGGCCCGCGGTGGCACGCCTCACCGCTCCTGGGATGGTTCGCTAACGCGGGCTGCATCTTCTGAAATGGGCGAGAGCCCGGGAATAGGAGAAACGACATGGCAAATGCAGCATTCGTCAACGCCTTCAATGGGGCCAACCCGTTCAAGGTCCTTCGATCCATCCTGCTTGAGGGTGGCGTGGTCACCGCGACGATGGACGGGAACGCTACGCTGACGCGTCAGTCCGCGCAGGTGATGAGCCTGGATCCTGGCGGCTCGTCCCGCACCATCACGCTCCCGGCTGAGGAGTCCTCGAAGGGCATCATGTATGCCGTCTACAACGCCGCTGATACTGGTGGCGAGCTCATCACGGTCAACAGTGATGCCGCCGCCGCGGTCGTGCTCATTCCCGTCGGTGGCTGGGCTATCGTCGGATGCACCGGCAGTGCATGGCAGGTCGTGTCGCAGTCGCAGTCGGACGCGATGGTGACCGCTGTCGTCGCAGTCACTGGCGGCACTGGCGGCGCCACCGCTGGAACCATCACCGTTGACTTGACCAAGGCCGACGAGAGCACCGTGCTCGGTCGTGCGGTGCAGGTGATGATCCGCGTTGGCGCGGTGCAGTACGCCCCCGGCCAGACGCCTGTTAGCACCGTCACCTTCGCGACGGCGACCAAGGGCACCATCGTTGACAGCGGCAACGGATGGGCTCTCGTCGAGACGGACGCCGATGGGGAGTTCGACTCTACGATCAGCGATAGCGCCGACGAGACCGTCTACGTCTGGGTCGAGTCTGCCAACAAGATGAGCGATCCCACTGACGGCTGTCTTGTCCTCGGGTCGAACTCCGACGCCGGCACTTGGAGCGCGTAGTGAGCCACGCCTGCGAGCGTCTGGTGCATGCGGACATGCCGCGGACTGGAACCGTCTACACGAGCAAGGTGATCCTGCGAAAGGGTCGCCTGCCGCGTGCGGTGCTGCGCTTGCAGGATGGCTCTGCTCGACACCTCCCGGCCTGGTGGCTTCGGCTCAACGGCTGGGGGGCGTCTCGCGCTATCGTTGCGACGGTGCGAGACCCGGACACTTGGTATCCGTCCTGGTATGCCTGGTGCGTCCGCAACTGCCCGAAGGAGCTCGCCCGCATCGGCCGCGGCTCCATCGCATGGGACGCAGTGCTCGACGGCGCGCTGACGCCTCACGAGGGCTGGGGAGACTTTCCCCTGCTCATCGGTGCCAGCCCTTCCGATCATGGCGCTACGTGGTCCCCTGCGGCTGCTGACGGCGGGATCTGGTCATGGGCCACCCGCTACTACACCCAGAACGCGCTCGGCTCCTGGGAGGCGGACCTGCTCATCGGAGGGGATCTGCGCGAAGCCCTTGCCGGTCTGGGCCTGGTTGACGACCTGCCCCCGAAGCATGTCACCCGCCCGGATGACCTGCCGACCCTGACAGCGAGCCAGCGCGCTCGTATCGCTGAGGTCGAGGGCCCGCTCTGGGCTCAGGCTCAGGACAAGATGAGCAACCGGAGGGCCGCCTGATGGCTATCGTTCATCGCTACCAGCTCCCCAGGCTCATCGAGATCGGCGTCACCGAGTCGCTGGACCTCATCGTCACGGACGAGGACGGAACGGCCCTGACGCCCGACGCTGGCGCTACGGTCACCATCTACGACGGCGCCGAGGCGCTTGTCACGGCCGGCGACGTGACCGAGGGCTCCACGAGCACCTACAGCTTTGCCAGCACGCTCACGACCTCCCGCAGTCCGTCCGATGGCTACCTGGAGGTCTGGTCTGCCACGGTGGACAACACCGCGCAGATGTTCCAGCGAGAGGGCTACATCGTCCGTCGGGCCTACCACCCGACCATTACCGACACGGACCTGACCGACCGGCACACGGAGCTCGCCAACATCCGCACCAAGCGCGGGATCGACAGCTTCGCCAAGTACCGCAACGAGGCCAACGTCGAGGTCCAGATGGCTCTACTCGGTCAAGGTCGCCGCCCGTGGCTCATCTTCGACCGCAGCGCCGCCCGGCGGGCTCACCTGTTCATGGCTCTACACCTCATCTTCGAGGACGAGAGCAGTGTCATCGGTGACGGTCGGTATCGCGAGCTCTCTAAGAGCTACCTTGCGCGCTACGAGTACACGATCGAGAAGATGAATTTCCGATACGACTCGGACGAGACGGGCACCATCTCCGAGTCGAGCCGGGAGAGCGCGGGAACCAACCTCATCATTACGGCTGGTCCGCGTAGGCGGTGGCGATGAAGGGCTACCTGCTGAGCGAGACGCTCGCCGAGTACGAGACAGTGCTCTCGGGCTCCGATCTGGACCTGAAGATCATCGACCGTATCGGGCCCATCACGACCCACACGCCGACGAACCTGTCCAACAAGGGCGTGCTCGTTCGCTCGGACACGACGAACAACCGGGACCAGTACCGGGACCAGCACCTTGCGCGCGTGCTCGATGACATCACGGTCGAGTTCTTGTACCTGATTGTGGCCACGAAGCAGAAGGATTGCCGCGCCGCGGCGCTGCTGCTCGAGGAACAGATCCGAGTGCTCATCACCTCGCGGGCGCCTCAGCTTGCGAGTCACACCACCTTTCGAGGAGTCTCCCGGGGCTTGCATCCGCTGGATGCGTCCTGGTGGTTCTGTTCGATGAAATTCACCACGGCCAGGGATGCTTCCCTGGGAGGAGCCTGAAATGGCCGAAAGTACGATCGTCCGGACCAAGCGAGACATCCAGATCGCTATCACCGACGGGTCTTCTACCTACACCGTTGCCTATGAGCCTGGGGACTTCACCCTCGACATTCCCAAGGCTGCGGTCAACCTCTTCCTCGATCGGGGAGTCATCGGCACGACCCCGAGCATCCGCCTTGGTGATGAAGCCCCGATGACGTTCAGCTTCACCGCTTACGAGCGGGACTGGATGAGCGCCGCGGGTCACGCCACGCTGCTGGACCTCGCTGTCATCTTCTCCAGCAAGTACGTCGCCTCCAACTGGACCAGCACCATCGGCACCAGCAGCGACGCGACGACCTGGAGCGTCAACCTGACCCAGGAGGGCAGCGACTTCGGCGAGAGTGACATCACGCTGCAGCTGCCCTACTCGACGATCCGCGCCAGCCGCGCCGACGGCGACCCCAACACCACCTCGATCTCGGGTACCAGCCACGCGCTGATCCCGACCGTGCTGTAGGGAGACGACATGGCAAGCACTATGAAGGCCAGCGTCCAGTTCGCAATCCGTGGCGTCGAGGTGGTCAGCAGTGGCCCCCTCAAGGGCGTCAACCGTCGCGAGCTCGACCTGTTCATCGACATGGCCAACGGCACGTCCGACGGAGAGTGTGACCTCGTCTACTCGGACCAGCAGACCGGCATCGGCGCGAGCGTGACCACGGTCTATGACCTGGACACCAGCCTGGCCGACCTGTCCGGTGGGGCCATCGACTTTGCAGAGGTGGTGCTCATCGCCCTCCGCAACCGCTCGAGCACGGCCGCCAACTACCTGACCATCGGCCCTGACGCTACCAACGGCTTCGGCGTGGTGGCGAGCAACAAGGGCTTCTGGGCAGATGCATCCGATCGCAATGTGGCAGCCGCGGACTTCGACAGTCAGTCTGGCGACGGCTCCTGGGTCATCCTGCACAGCCGAGGCGGGGTGCCGGTGGCTGCTGGCTCTACGGACGAGCTCGCGGTCATCACGCAGGGCGGCACGTCGTCCAACACGTGGGACCTGCTGGTGATTGGACGCTCAAGTTAGGCTTGTCCCCGAGAGGGAAGGCCCGCCCTAATCGGCGGGCTCTTCTGCTCTGGTGGTCGCATCCACGTCGATGCCCAGCGAGACGAGCGCTACCGCCTGCAACTCCAGGCGCCAGATCGAGACCAGTTCGGCAAGATCGGGGTCCTGGCCCCGGATGGCTTCCAGGAGGGCGGGCGAGGGCGTTGATAGCGCCGTCAGGATGTGCTGTGCGCTGGGTGGCAAAGCTGCCGCCGCGCTGCTGCTCTTGCGAGCCGCTGGCCTTCTGGGCGTGCTCCAGTGCTCGCCTTCATCGCCGAGGAGGCACAGTCCGCAGTCGCCCAGCTTCTCGCGGACGTGGTTGATGGCGTGGAGCCCGACCTTGGGAAGGTCGAACAGCTGATTAGCAGACGTGGCGGTTAGTTGCTCGATGGTCCGAAGGCCGTTCATTTTCAGGCGTCGCTCGTATCGTCCTGCGAGCTGCAGTTCTTCGATCGGCGAGCCGATATCGGTGGTCATCCCTTCCTCCCCAGCGGCTTAGCCAGCCACGCTGACCGGCTCATCTCGCCGCGCTTCCTGTCCAGCGTCTCGAGCTGCTTACGAGTCAGGCGGACGGTAACGCGCTGGTCTTGGATGTCCTCGGGGGCCTTGGGCGGGCGTCCTCGCTTACTCATTAGAAGCCCTCGTGAGCAGCGGAGTAGCCGCCAGCCGCTTCGATCATGCGGAAGATGTCAGGCACGCCGCGGTTATCGAAGATCCCGCCGGTCAACTCGACGAGGTGGGCGACCCAGCGGGCCTGACGAGCCTCGTAAGCAGCGCGGCGCACGGCCTCGCGGGCAGCACGGGCCTTCGATTCTGCCGTCTTGATGTCAGCCTTAACGGCCTTAACGGAGACCTTCTTAGCGCGTGCCGCGCAGGTCGTGCCGAAGTAGACGAAGTCATCGGTCTCAGCATCGAGGAGCACGACCACGCGCTTGAGGCCGGTGCGCCCGCAGCAATCGCACGATTCGCGCTCGTCGGTGATTCCCTGGACGGTGTAGCGGACGTTCATGTTGTCTCCCGGGTTGATGCCTATTTATACGGCGCCACCTAATCCCTGTCTACCTTTATTATCCGCCGCCGCGTAATTAGTTGATAGGTCAACACCCTCGTCGATTCCTCAACACGTCGGTTACACTGGCTCCACATCCCAGGAGAGTTTCGCTATGCAGGCGTCCTACTCCGAGACATCGCTGCAAGTCTCGGTCACGCTGCCCCCCGAGGCAGAACCCCACGCAACCGAGATCGCGGACATCGAGCGAGAGCTTGACCGCATCTGGCCGGGCTACGACCGTCTGCCCAACGTGGTCAAGACGCCGCAGGGTCCGGCGCAACTGCCCGGGTACAAACTGAAGGGCCGGCCCTTCACGGTCTCGGGCATGCCGGCACCGCCCTACACCCTGAGCCACGTCAAGCGCCTCAAGTGGCTGCTCAAGCGTCACTCCCTGCTGA